TCTTTCGTAAGGAAACGCACTATACGGTATGCGATATGGTGTAAATGGATTGATTACTGCTCGTAGTAATTTGTTACCACATACCCATGCGTTTATTTGTACCTCATCTAAGTCATCAATATTATCATCAAGTTCAATGCCAACTTCTCTAGCATACTCTGCATCCATAATACCCCAGTATTCAAGGACTTCAAAGTTAGCCATATAAGTTTCATCTAACTGATAGTCGTCTCTTAGTTGAGATTCAAAATCTTTATCTTCGTAGTTTGGTCCATCTTGTATACACTCTCTAATGGCATCTTCGTTAAAGTAAGGCATGTTTCTTAATTGCCTTAGCTGACTACGATTCATTTTGTGTCTATGTACTACATATTCACATTCTTCTATGTTTGTTGCTGCAGGGTCTGGGTAAAAATCCCAACAACTTACAAACTCAATTCTTGGTACTCTAACTTCTAAAGGATTATATTGTCTTTCACCATTTTCATCTCTATCCCATTTGTGAAGTTTTTTATTAAAATTAAATGGACCTTTAACAATTCCTGTTCCTAATAGTGAAGCTTCTAGTAAAGCATTTCTAATTTCTGAACCACCATTAGATTCTTCTATTTGGTCATGGACTAATTTTTCCATTTTTCTAGCAGCTCTTTGTGCTGGAGAAACTTCTGGTGTTTGTGGATTAGGAGTTAAACCTTCTTGTAATAATCCTTGGTTATCTGCTTGAGTTACAATATCATCCTCAAACATTCCACTGCCAAATGTAGCACCCGGTTTTAAAGTTTTACCATCACCTTCATAACCAACATCGTAAATACTTTCTACTGGCTCATCTTCTAATCTATTACCAATGTTATCTGGTAAGCTTGATTCAATTCCTATTTCAGGATTTTCTGTATCTAAATAAGCATTTTCTTTTTCGCCCTCAGGTAATTTAGTTTCTTCTATACCTATAGGAAACTTACCAGTACCGAAGATAACATCAACTAATTGTCCAAAAGCAGCAAGTACTTTTGTTTTAGTTATCTTAACAAAGATTCTAGATTTTTCAGATTCTCTAAACTTAACTGATTTATTGTAAAGCCCTCTATAATTTTCATAAGCTTTAAGCCATCTTGTCTCATCGCCATTACGAGATTCTTCTGCTAAAGCAAATCTACTTTTAATAATACCAACTAAATTATTTTGTTGGTCTTCTTCCAAAGATAAATTTTTACCAGCTTCACCTTCTACTTCTTCGTAGATATTATCAGCGTTTAAAAATGTATTATTATTTTCTGCCATTATCAATAACCAAAATCTGAGTCAGCAGGTTTAAACATATCACGTTTAAAACCTCTTAACCTTTCTAATGGGTTCTCCATCCTAGGTCTGCTCATTATCATATATCTTAACGCATCATATGCGTGGTCAGAAGCGTGAGTATCCACATCTTCTGGGTTAGTTTTTGATAACGGTATACTTTGTAATTCTCTTATTAAGTTTGGGCAAGTATTGAATATCTGCAACTTAGGTCTACCGTTATCTCTTACTTTTAAAAATTCATGTATTTGAATTTTACCTTGTATACGATTTTTGTCAGCACGTCTTAGCTTATGACCTGCTCGTAACAAAGCTTCTCCAACGGTAGGACCAGTAGTACCTGTTCTAGCCCAAGCTGCAGTATCCAATACACCATTTACTGAAAATGGGTCTACCACTTCCATATCTGTTATTATACTGCCTAATTCCTCTCCTGTCAAGCCTTTTTTGTATAATTCTCTATAAATTATTAAAGTTCCATCATTTATATCGATAGTTCCCCATAAACAACAGCTTTCAGAGGCATAACCATAGTCAATACCTTTAGTTCTTTCCCACGGTAGAGGTATCTCAAATGGTGGTATTACATGGATAGTTGGGTCAAATTCTACAAATGCAGCACCTTCAGCAACATCCCAATTACCTTCTAACAACTGTCTACGTTGTATTGGCGGTAGTGAGTTTAGCATTTGTTCGTAAATACCATCCTCTGCTAAGTAAGGATTGTCTGCTAACTTAGCTGGAATAAATTTACGAGTTAGTCCATCAGTTCCTAAAAAACTTTTATTAGATTCGTGTGGGTCTATGTATCTACGTTTTACCCATGTAGAGCCGACACCACCGGGGTTAGCAGTACAACGAAGGTAAGTTTTTATTTCTGGGTCAGTTGTTCTAAGACGAGAAGCTAGATAGTTCCAACTAAACTCTGTAGGTAAGTGAGTTATTTCATCAAACCCAATCCAAGAGTATGCTTGACCTTGATATCTATAAACATCTGCATCACGTTCTAAGAAACCAAACTCTATCTTTGCACCACTTGGAAAGTTCCAAAGTTTTTCTACTTCTCTAAACTTAGCACCGGGAAAAGCTTGTGGGTATAACTCACGAGACTTGTCAATCATTTCTCGTAGTTCTGGCATAGACCTACGTAGTATTAAAGCACGATGAGCTTTTCGATGAGCATAGCGTAGTGGGTCAACCAACATTGCGTATGATTTTCCACCACCTGCTGCACCACCATAAAGAACATCTTTTTCGTCTGCAGCTAAGAAATCTGTTTGCGGTCCTTCATTAGCATGGAACAAAACATTTGCATCTTCTAAATCTTTTTTGACAGTAGCAGGTAGTTTGTCTAACTCATCAGTAGTAGCAACATTTTTTTCATCACCACTTAAATTTTCTAAAGTATCTTTTTGTTTTTTTAAAGACTTACGAGCATTGTTAAGTTTTTGCTCAATCTTTTTAATATTCTTTTGTTTTCTAGAGACTGCTCGATGAGCTGCAAACTTTGCTTCATCTTTTAAAGTTGGTCTACCGCTTTTCTTTCTAGGTGTACCGTCTTTTTTTAAAACGAAGTTGCCTTCATCATCTTGTAAGTAAAGATGAGGATTCTCCTCCCAATCTTTCAGTTCGTGTACCATACTTTTTATCTATGTGTTTTTTTAATCCGGGAGTTGAAATCTTACGACCTGTTTCGTATTCTAACCAATCTACTGCAGTTTGTAAAGATACTTCTTCATTAACAATCATATTTTCTACAGTGAGTAATGCTTCTAATTCACTTTCAATAGGTTTTAAGAAACCAGTAATTTCATCATACTCATAACCAAAAGGTATGGTAGATGTACTTCTTCTTATATAACCATCTGGTAACATATTCATTATTCTTTCTTTCCTGCTTTAGATTTATTAAAAATCCTATCCCAGTTATCTTCAAACTGTTTATCGGATACTTGTTTAGCTCTAGCTTTATTACGAGCCATTCTATTACGTTTAGCTGCGGATTTTACTCCAAAATGTCCTGCGTGTGGCATTATACCTCTTTATATATTTGATTATGTCTTCTATGTTTTAATTTATCTTCCCAGTTTTCTATAGCTCTGTGAATACTTTCTTCTGCTAATACACTGCAATGTAATTTAATAGCAGGTAGTTTTAAGGCTGCAGCAATATCTTTGTCTTTAATTTGTTTTGCTTCAGCTAAAGTTTTACCTTTTAACATATCAACAAACATTGTGCTTGATGCTATAGCAGAACCACAACCATAAGTTTTAAACTTAACATCCTCTATTATATCATCATTTAGTTTTAATTGCAACTTCATAACATCACCACATGCAGGAGCTCCAGTTAAACCGGTAGCTACATTAGGGTCGTTAGGGTCAAATCTACCAACTGCATGTTTAGCAGGATTATTTAAAACACTTTCAAAACGGTCAACTACTTCTTTTGAATAAGCCATATTACCATTTTACCTTATCTGCCCAGTAAGCTGCTGACATCTTACCTTTGGCTATGTTCTTAGCATGACGAGCTTTGAAAGACTTACGTTTAGCTTTCATTTTAGCAGACTCACCGGGTTTTGGTTTACCTGCAGTCTTAGCTCCTTTCTGTCCAAACCTAATTGTTTTTATCTTGTCACCTTCTTTAGCAACAACTATGTGTGATTTCTTAGGGTGGTTAGGAGTTCTTTTAGGTTTATTGTAACCTGATACTCCAGCTTTTTTGAGTCTTGGGTCTTTCTTACTCATTTTACTTTCCTGTACTTTCGTACTTTCTTAGCAACCTTTTTTGGTTGTTTAGAAAACTGT